GCGACTACTCTGCCCGCCGCTGGCGACCAGGGCTACTCGCGCCTTCAGGTCAACGCGCACTTCCTCTACGGTCGTTTCCAGATTACCGGTCCCGCCATGTCGGCTGCTGGTAAGGGTGGAGCAAACTCCTTCATCGGCTGGATGGAAGCCGAGATGGACAAGCTCGTCAACGACGTGAAGAACGCCTCGGACAACGCCATGATTTCTGGCGGTCGTGTCTTGGGCTTCCTCAACGAGCACAAGGTCGTTGCTGGTGGCGCTGGCGCGTTCACCGGCTGGGAGATGTTCGGAGACATCGAGAAGGCTGAGGCGCTCCGGTTGGCGGTTATCGCCTCTGGTAGCACCGAGCTTCTCGTGGACCTCGTTCGCGTGGACCGGAACGCTGCGCTGGGATACACCGTCATCCCGAACGGCGTCCAGATTGCTCTCAATGCCACGGACGTCATCGCCCGCACTATTGACCTTGAGGACGTTGACCTGAACGGCGCTGGTGCTGCGTACACCACGGCGGTTGCGGACGACGGGTTCGCGATTGCGGTTGTGGTTTCGGCTGCACAGCAGGCGGCTCCCGCCACGACTGTCACCAACAACCTTGGAGATCAGCCCCAGGGCATCTTCGCGAACCTCGCTTCTGGCGCTCACTTCGGGGTCAACCGATTCAGCCCCGACGCTCCTGCTGCGATCCCTCCGTCGTTCACGGCGCTCCAGAGCACCATCATCACGCAAGTCGTGGGTGGCGCTCAGGCCCGTGCGGCGCTCTCGCTCCCGCGTATGCAGGCGACAATGGACCAAGTGAGTCAGCTTTCAGGGCAAGAGCCTGACTGCATTCTCATCAGTCCGCTGGCGCGTCAGCAGTACGCTGCTCTGTTCCAGGTTACGATGAGCGGGGTTCCGCTTGCTGCTAACAACACCGCAGCCGTCATGAACACCAGCGGAGAGCGTTCCAATAACCTCGACGGTGGCTTCTCTGGCCTGTCTTACGGTGGGCTTCCCATCAAGACGGCTCGTCACGTTGGCGGCGGAGGAATGATTTTCCTCAAGCTGTCCTCGTGGAAGGTTCTGGAGCTCGAGTCTCACGGCTTCGCGGACCTGGACGGAAGCGTCCTGGCGCGCGCGGGTGTTGGCGTCGCAGGCGTGGATGCCTACGAGGGCTACTACCGATGGTACTACAATACCGTCACGACGAACCCCAATCAGAACGCGATTCTGTGCGGCTTCACCGTCTAGTTCCGAATTAGTCCCACCCTAATTCGGGAGGCCCCAGTGCATAGTGCTCTCATGTTCTGCCTGCTCACCCTGGCACTCATGGGGGCGCTATGCCTCGGCTTCCTGGCCCGTTACATCTGGCTCCTTTGCGAGAAGGAGTCAGATGAGCGGGCCGAACGACGTGAGAGAGAGGAGGCTGTGGACCACACCCAGCCCCTGATGGACGCCATCTACGCGGAGGAGAATGGGCATGGATAACCCGCTAGACCAACCAAACCCGTTCGCCGTTGGCGCTCCTCCGATTCCGCTGGAGGGCATTCCCCAGGGGCAGACCCCCATGGGCAACCTTGGCGGGCTGGCTGGAAAGGTCGCCCCCTGGCTGATTCCGGGTATCCCGCCATGGATGGCCGCGCTCAACATGATGGGCGGAGGGCTGCCAGATTGGGTTAAGAACCCCACGCTCCTCTCTGCCATTATGCAGAACGACCCGAGCCAGCAGGCTGGACCGGAGTGGGAGGCTGGGGCGAGAGGAAACGCTGCGCGCGCTGCTCTTTCGCCCTCTCCGTATGGGTACACCCCGTCTCCGCTTATGCAGAGCGACCTTAGCGCAGCGGGTTACGGCCTTGAGCCAGAGGGCTACTAATGGCTAAAGAGTTTCCCAAGAACATCAAGGGCTTGCTCAACGACTCGCGCCGCGACAAGACAGCGGTGCGTCGTGCGTGGAACCTGTCCCTGAAGTTCCTCGAAGGTCAGCAGTGGCTGTCCTACGACGGCAGGGCTGGGGCGTACATCACCTCAAAGACGAGCGAGGGCACGTCCCGCGTCACCGTCAACCTGCTCCTAAACATCTACCGCAACGTCTTGTCCCGGTTGGCCCTGGCCTACCCTGGCGTCGTGGTCATCCCAGCGAGCCCTTCCTATGAAGACATTCTCAAAGCGAAGTCATCTGAGACCGCCTTGCGCTATTACTGGCACAAAGACGATGTCAAAGAGACCGTCGAAGAGCTCATCAAGTGGCTCCTCACTACAGGAACTGCGGCTCTACACACCTTCTATGACCCAGGAATGGAGTGCGTCAGGACCGAGGCGGTTGGAGCCTACGACATCTTCTTCGAGCAGGCGGTCATTAACCCTGACGATAGCCGGTGGGTCGGACTTCGGTCATACGTTGACCGTGAAGATTTAAAGGAAGCCTACCCTGGCAAGGCTGAAGAGATTGAAAACGCTCCCGCTCCGCAAGAACCTGACTACGGTCAGATTAGCACCGCTCCAAACGAGGGGCCCCCAAAGGACCGCGTTGAGGTCTTCGACATCTACTGGCGCGATGGACGCCACGCGGTCATCACTGGAAGCACCTATCTGTTCAAGCAGAAGCAGATGCCTACCAAGACGTTCCCCATCCAGATTGTTCGATACACCGAGATTCCCCGCCGCCTGTGGGGCAAAGGTCTCATCGAGCCGCTGGTAGACTTGCAGTTGCTCTACAACCGAGCGCGCTCCCAGGTCGTCCACAATGTAGAGCTTATGGGCAACCCCAAGTGGCTTGTGCCCAAGACCGCAGGCGTATCCACTCACGCCATCACCAGCAAGCCTGGTGAGAAAATCTACTACAACGCAGCAGGGGGCACGCCACAGCAGGTGGCCGCAGCCCCTCTTCCGTCCTACATCGCTGACAACATCACTCGCCTACAGGCAGAGATGGGAGACGTGGCAGGGCTGCACTCCGTCTCACTGGGCAAGCGAGCGGTGGGCGTCACCAGCGGAAAGGCCATCCAGGCCCTCGCAGGGCACGACACCAGCCAACTACAGATTAGCCAGTCGGCCATCGAGAAGAGCACGGCCACAATGGCCCGCTGTGCACTTGAGCTCATGAAGGAGTTCTACACAGAGGCCAAGATGATGAGCATGCTCGACCAGTATGGTCGGGTCACCTTCGCTTCTATCCAGAGCACCAACATCGTGGACATCCCAGAGGTGTTCATTGAGACCGGCTCGCTGTTTAGAGACGAGGCACAGGACCGAGACGCTAAGGTCATGGAGCTTGCACAGGCTGGGATGATTACGCCCCAGCAGGCGCTGCAAGAGATGAGCTTCCGTACCGGCAACGCCTTCATCAGCGAGAAGGTGCAGGCGATGGCTCACGCCAAGGATATGTTGGATGCGGCGCGGCTGGGAGCGCGCGTGGAAGTGTTTATGTCTGATGACCTCGAAGCCTTTGGTAAGGTATTCGGTGAGTTCATGCAGACAGAAGAGTTCTACCAGCTAGACCAGGAACGGCAGGACTATCTGAGGGATGTCTTGCTTAGTATTGACTCAGCGGGTCAGCCAGATGACGTCTATAGGACGCTGCTTGGCGCGAACAAGGTCTTCCCGCGCTCTCAGCCCCCCACTATGAACCCGCAGACAATGGCGGCAAACATGGCAGCCCCAGCGTCACAGGGTGCCCAGCAGCAGATTGTCCAAGAGCAGAGCGCAGCGGCGACTCGAGCCGGCTCTATGGCTGAAGCTGAACGCATGCTAACGGGCAGGAGTGAGGCCCTGATGGGTCGCGGCCCGGGTACAGGAGGGCTCTAGTGACTATCGACGAAGTAGTGTCCCTATTTAGGACGTATATAGACGAACCAGACCAGACGTTTGTAGATGACGATAGGGTGAACACGATGCTCAAGGTGGGCTACAAGGAGTTCAAGCGGAAGGTGACAAACATCGACCCGAACACCTATGCCCGCACAATCGATGTGCCGATGAACTCGATGCGAGCCATAGACCTAACCGCCTCCGGGGCAGCTGGGTTTGCCGCGCCGCCTGCTGCGATGTATGGGCCGCTTGCCGTCGCTGCAAACGCCCTCTCATCTCTCATATCTATATATAGAAAAGGGGACAACGGCGCTCCGGTAAGTTCGTTTAACGCTGTGCATAGCGTAGAGGCCCTCATGCGGACCCCGATGGCGTATATGTTCACAGGGCCTGCGATTGAATTTCTTGGCGCGATCGATTACACGGTTACGATCCAATACGTGGCCGAGTCGTTCTACAGCCCAGAGCCAAACTTTGTCGCCGGAACCCCACACCAGCACTTCGACGACCTGGACGCCTTCCACGACCTCATCGCGCTGTACGCATACAAGCAGTACGCCATCGCAGATGCCGCCACGAGCGAGCAGATTGTTGGCCAGCTTCAGATTAGAGAGCGTGAGCTCATTGATTACCTTTCCAACAGGAACACCGCTGGCGCGAACTACGTCCAGAACGTGACAAGCAACAGTTACTGGTACTAGGGGGCTTGCGTGGCTGTTCGCGGACAGGAAGTTGAAGTCCTTGGCCCAGGAATCGAGTCCGATTCTGAGGTAAAGGGCTCGTTCGCGCTCAACATGCTGTGGCGTCGTAATGGCTGGGAGGTCCGTAAGGGCTTCGGCCAAGTGGCTGAGATGGACACCACGCTTGGTGCCATCGACCCCAGCCAGTCCAGCCGCAAGTGGGGATACAGGAACCACCTGGGCTCCTACCTGATGAAGACCGAGTTCGGTCACGACCAAATCATCAGCGTGTTCTCCGCAGACGCATACACCGGAAGCACTCGAGGCTCTGGGACCACGGCGGCGTTTGAGAACGCGCTCCAGGTCTCTCAGTTCCTAAACGTCTACATGGTCAGCATCTACGACCTGACTACGGATGACTGGTGGGAAGAGGCGGTATACGCCCACACGGCTAGCTTCTCACAGGCAGACGACTCCTACGCTGAGATGCCCCGCTGGAAGGGTCACTACCAGACCTGTTGGGATATGGGAGGGTTTGCCTACAGCCCCACCGCAACAGGCGGCGGTGGCCCCAAGACGGACGGCAGCAAGATTGGCCTAGACAGCCATCAGCGATGGCTGCTCAGTGAGCATGACGAGGACACCTGCTTCTTTGCCGAGATTAACGACCAGTTGTTCTTTGGCAACCAAGACATGGGCCTCATGCTGTACTCCCCTGCTATTTTCAGGGGGTGGCGCAAGGGTCCCAACGCAGTCAGCAGAAGAGGCCGCAGCGCCCAGGTAGACTCCTCGTTTGATGTGCGGTGGAAGCCGCCGTACTCCGAGTCGTCCCTGGTAAGGCAGGCTGTAGCCTCTAACGGCGCGTTCACCAACGCATACCTGTACCTAAACAAGACCGAGTTCCCAAAGCCTAGCGGCGCGGCTGTGCTGATGAGCCGGCTTGTGCTGTTTGAAGGCAAGAGCCTGTACTTCTCAGATGTTGGAAGGCCCACCAGCGTGGTGGCAGAGAACGTCCTGTTCGTACCATCAGAGAAGAACATCACGGCCATTGAGGAGCATCTGGGCAACCTGCTCATCTGGACCGAGGACGAGACGTGGCTGTTTAGGCCCTCTAACGAGTTCGTCGCCACTACCGGAAGGCTGACCAAGCTAGCAGACGGGCTGGGTTGCCTGTCCCCTGGGGCGATAGCAAAGGCCCAGGGAGCGGTGTTCTGGCTGGACAAGCGCGGCTCATACACCATGGGCGGCAACCTCTCCATCCAGAAGACATCAGAGCCGATTGAGCCGTTCTTCACGGGCACGATGCCTAACCCCATTACGAGCTACTACACCGCCAACGGCAACGCAACGGACGTGGCT